TAGAGGCGGTTATCAGTGCTTGTAACCCAGTCACATAAACGCTCCCAGTTGGTATTTGGTTTTGTTAGTGTGGCTGTAGTCATTTATTTAGAAAGAGTATTTTGCTCCTAGCTTTGTACCGTAGGTATTGTCAGCGTCTTCCACTTGTGAGAAAGATACTTCACCATAGACACCAAGTTTATCTGTAGCAGAGATATTGCCACCAAGCTTGCCAGAGAAATTAGACTCTGAATCAACGCCATCAGCAGCATTAATTGTTTTACCGCCTTGGATATAGTATGCAAGGGAGCCAAGATTGTTTTCATAACCTATGTGTAGGTCAGTTGCTCTTGATGTATAATCAGAGCCAGTGTAGTCAGCGTTTGTTTCTACGTTGACATAAGGTCCAGCCATTACTGGAGCCGAGAATAAGGATGCTGCAAGAGCTAATGTAATTTTTTTCATTTAAAATACGCCAGGGATAATTTGTCCAGTTGTGGCGTAAGCTCCAAGAGCTGCCCAGATGCCAAGCATAGCCCAGCGTCCGTTTTGTACTTCTGCGTTCTCGTTCATGGTATATTCAATAGGGGGTTGTAATGCGATAACTTCTGTATCGTTCATTGTTTAAATAATAAGTTGACCGAGGCGATGATGAAGGTTCAGGTCGCCACGGTACCCCTATGCGTAAGGAATAGATCCTCTTACTTTTTTTAAGATTGTTCCAGGGCTATCCTTTTTTTTATCTGGGTACCCTACTCTTTCCCAGTATCTATCTAGAGGTGACGGTGTACCATAGTTTACATTAGCTTGTCTGCTTTGTGAATCGTCTCTTACAGGACGATCTTCGTTTTTCATTGGCATAGTTATGTTGTCCAACTAATGTCTTTGCCATCTACATCATGGCCTTTCTTTGCTAAACCTTTCTTACCTTTATAATTTCTAAAATCTTTATAAGGACTACTAGAAGGTAAAGTCTTCTGCAACAATTTTACTTGAGCAGGTGTGAGTGCATCTTTGTTAGCGTCAGCCATAGTTATTACTCGTTAGCTCCAGGTGCATCTCTTAGTGATCCATCAGGATTATACTTTAATTGTCTCATTCTCTCTGCATTTCGTCTTTGATATTCTTTTGCAGATTGTGCTTCCGTAGCACGTATTCCCTGTTTACGATTTTTCTGTTGCTGTTTACTAATAGGAGGCTTAGGTGGTTTTGTTGGAGGTCCGTATTGTCCCATGATTTAAAATGATAGGTTGTCTGATCGTTCTAGTTTAGCGATAACGTCTTGCCTATAAGCAGGATCATTATCATATCTTCTGTCATTCATAGCAGCAACTAGTTCTGCTTGACTTCTATAGACATCTTTTGACTGTGCGGGTGCTTTTCCTGTTACCATTGTACCTTCATAACCGTTTGCGTTTTCATACTGAGCTTTCAATCCATTGACTGCAAGTTTAATTGCATCAACACTACCAGTATTAATGATACTATCAAATGCTTCTACTGATTGTTCATCGAGATTGTTACTAGCCCATTCAACCATGTTGTCGTAGGACTTCTCACCACCAGCATAGTTCTTGATCTCATTTACAGTAGCATCACTGATGTCACCTGCATTATCTAGTAGATCACCTTGAGGTAAGTTACTTTGTACCTGCATGTATGCTTCAACAAGATCTTTGCTACTCATGGAAGAGAACTTCTCTAGAGTTTCAGGAGATAGTTTATTATCATTATTGAAATACTCTTCTGATGCAGATTGTATTAACTCAGCCGCTGCAGTAGGAGGTGAAGCTTCTTGCGTTTCTTCTGTAGTTTCTTCGGACTCCACTTCTGCAGTATCCTGGGTGTCCCCAGCTTCTCCGCTATCTTCAGTACCTTGGTCTCCAAGTTTTTTCTGGAGTTCTCCATAGGCTTTCTCTAATTCTTCTGCTGACTTGTACTTACCAGCATATAATTGTTCTTGTTGTTCCTGTATCTCAGAACCAACAGCCAGAGAATCCTGCTCCTCTGGCGTTAAGTTTTCTACAGTATCAGTAGCTGTTTCTGTAGGTGCATCTGTATTAACTGTTAATGTTTCTGCCATGTTTATTCTTCAGGTGGTTGTTGTTGTTCTACTCCTTGCTGCATTGTCTCAGCTATTCTATTTGCTTGCTCTAAAGCTTCTGGATTCTTGGATGGGTCCATAGCTGGTGCGTTAGCAAACTGACCTGCTTGCTCTGTGAGAGAGGCTTGCATCTGTTGTTGCTGTGCTGCTTCCATCTCTTGTTGTAACTGTTCCTGAGTCTTAACAAGGTTCAGTACATCTATACCTTGAGCTGCTGCCAATCTCTTGATAGCTTCATCAGGATTAATATACTTCATCAAAGCTTCTGGCCCTAGTGTCTGAGATATTAATGTTATAAAGACAGTGAGAGCTTCTCTATCTTGACCTCTACCTAGTGCATTAATACCTGCAACTATCTTAGGTCTAACATATTCTTTAGGTAACTTAGGTATCTGATTAGTACGTTGTAATACTAATAAGGTTCTACGTAAGTATGGTTCAAGGAACTCAACAGTAAGTAGTGAGAATAATCCTCCTAACTGTTCATTAAGTTCTTGCTGTGTCATCCTAACTTCTTCAGCTGTGACACGCTCTGCATTCCTTATGTTTAATGTAAGGAAAGCGTCTAGTATTCTTCTTTCTATTTCTGATGCTAACTGTGCAGCAGTAGCAAAGTCTGCTGTCTTACCTACTTGTACGACACCAACATCTTCTGGTCTACCTTGAATGATTGCTCCGTTACCAGCTTTAGATAAAGTCTGAGGCTTAGTAGTAGCACTAGGAGAGACTAGGAATATAACTTTAGCAGCTACACTTGATCCTTCAACAAGAGCTTGTGCAAGTCCGTTGAGTGATCTAAGATCTCCTATGAATTCTTCTACTCTACCACGACCATAGTCTTCACCGTCAACTGTATTGAATCGAAGTGGAAGCCAGGGACTAGCATTCTTTGGTGCTGAACTACGGCTTTCAGGTATGATTTGATCATCAACTTCCTGATACCAGTTCCATCTACCGCTGCTAGGATCTAACTTAACGCATGTGTATACTTCTGCGTCATCTCCATCTGAACCTGTTTGATTTTGATTAACTTTATCTGTTGGATTAGGTTCAAGTTTCAACAGCTTTCTACTAATTAATTCTTTGGTAACTATCTCAATTACATTACCATTACCATCTCTATTAACTACGTATCTCTGTAAAGGATAATGTTTTAAACCATCCTTACCCATGAATATTAAAGCATTACCTGAGACAATTAAATGTTTTAATGCTTGATGAACAACAACTCTATCTTGAGATGCTGCTATGTAATCCATGATAGTTCTCTCCATCTTAGAGAAAGATAGATCGAGTTCACTTCTTAGTTCAGGGTCTATATCTTCACCTAACTTATCATCTCTGACTTGTAGTTTGAAGAAGCTTGTCTGTGGTGGTAGCAATGCAAGCATAAGCTTTGCTGCTAGTGTAACAACTGACTTGGCACCCACTGATTGCCATGGTTGTGTTAAATGTTTCTTGCCTTGTTTAGTAGCGTTATCATGCTGTACTAAATAGGGCAGTGTCAATTCTGAACACTCTACTGCCATGTCTAAGAATTGAGATCTTCCTGATGATAGTTGAGAGTATCTTTGACTTGCAGGTACTGAATACATTAGACTACTGTACCTCCTGTATTAACACCTCCTGTAGGGGTTCCTGTATTTAATTTTATTCTTAAAGCTTTAGCTCCTTGGGCTTTAGATTGAGAAGTTGCTTTATTTTTTGACCCATACTCTACACCTGTTACATCATCTTGATCGACTAAATCTCTTTTCTCTGGTAGTTGAGCAACCTCACTTAAGTCAGGGTTCCTCTTAGATATAGGAGGTAGAGATGGTTGTGGAGAAGGTGATGCTACTTTAACAAAACACATGTTATTATTCTAATAATTTTTTTACATATTCTACTACACTAGCTTGTCCGGCTCTATACATAATAGAATTGATTTCTTCTTTTGGATGGATGGTGTGAGGTGGAAATTGATTTTCTAAATCTTCAATTAATTTTTCTAGCTTCTCCGTGTGGAGGTTAAGCGTACTGGGGTAGATTTGTGTTTGCATGTTCAAAGAAAGCTGGCATTCGAGCTGATCTGGTGTCAGAAAGTTGAGGTGCTTTGCCCTCATACATTAATCGGTCTGATGAATCCAGCCAAAAATTTTTGTCCAAATATTTATCGG